CAGGATTCCTAATTCCCTTGTCCCCACCCCCCGCGTCAGATTTTACGGGGTTTACCAGCCTCCCCTATATATCCGAGTAGACATATCCGTTAGATATTAACCCGCTATTCGAGTGTGGATATAAAATTTCTAAAAAAAAAAAAAAATTATAATTTTGACAATTGTGTTATCATATACAACATAAAATATTTTTCAGGAGTTCCAAAATGAAGCAAGAAAGATTCGATATGGTATGCCCCGCATGGCTTAAGCAAGCGCTGAAGGAGCTATCGGATGCGAAAAGCGTTACGTTATCTGAATACGTAAAAGACATTTTAAAAGCGCACGTAGAAACCGCCAAAAAATGGTAAAAAAGATGACTGCTTCTAAGATATGCTCTAAGTGTGGGGAAGAAAAACCAGTAGAAGCGTTTAGTATAAATAACCGTCGTACAGATGGGTTAGAAGGTTTTTGCAGGCTTTGCCGAAAAGAAACCCGTAAGGAATGGGTTCCAAGTAACCCTGAAAAATTAAAAGAGCTAGGAGCAAAATGGAGGGCGGAGAATCAGGGCAAGATAAAAGCTGGGCAAGAAAGGCTTAAAGCCGAAAAAAGGGAAGCGACAGCGGCAAAACGAGTGAAGCGAGATGCCGAAAGAGCCGAGCGCTCGGAAGAAATCGCGCGGGAAAAGAGGGAGCGGCGCTCGAAATATAAAAAAGCTAACCGAGAAAAAATTAACGAAGCAGTCAGAAGGTAGTCTCCCGTTTACCGTAAAAATAATAGAGGATGGATTTGAGGTCATCCCGCTACTACTAAAGGATGCTGGGTATATCAACGGCAGAGTTTCCAAAGTTATAGGAAACTTAAAAACGATTAACGAAGAAACAATAATCGAAGCGTTACTTCAAGAAGCAGCGGTGTACTAACTACCCTATCCCCCTATTTGCAACTACCCTATTCGCCCCAACCCTACCCGCAATCTGCAATCCGCTCCTAAAAAAATATTTTTCCAAAAAATTTGCACTTACCCTTAACCCTCATATCTATCAGCAACCCCCTAAACGCACTCACCACACCGCGATAATCTCAAAGCAATACGAATGCTACCCCTAAGTAATTATCAACGCGCTATCAGCGAATTTAAAAAAGCAATACCCCACCCCTCCCCGAAAATAGCACTCCTGCCAAAGCAAATTGCGTTACAAAAAATTTTTAAAAAAAAATTCCAATTGTAAAAAACTCTTGACAAATCTTGCTTTTTTATGTTATGTGTGATAGCATAGCACGGTCAAAAATACATCCCTCCAAATAACTATGAACTCACCTGAAGAAAAAGCCGCCGAAAAAGCCGCCGAGTTAAAACGAAAGATGGATCGGTTACGGACAGATTTCGAGGCTTACGCCGCTCTAGCGATTAAGATAAAAAACAAGGACGGCGCTATGGTTCCGTTCATCCTTAACGATGCGCAGAAGATAACCAATGCCGCTGCCGAAAAGCAGTTGGCGGAAACGGGCAGCATACGGTTAATTTCCCTAAAAGGCCGTCAGCAGGGGATTAGCACACTTATATCCGGCCGTGGTGGGCACCGTGCTTTTATGCGAACTGGCCAGTCGATATTTACCGTAGCCCACGATTCGCAAGCCACTACCAACCTCTTCAACATGGTAAAGCGCACCTACGATAATCTCCCCGCTGCTCTTAAGCCTAAGTCGTCGGCATCCAATGTTAGGGAATTATATTTCAAGGAACTCGACTCTGGTTTCCGCGTGGGGACAGCGGGATCGGCGCAAGTTGGCCGGTCAATGACCACGAATTTTCTTCACTGTTCCGAGCTCGCATTTTGGGATAACGCCGATTCGTTATTCGCGGGTATCGTACAAACCGTACCCCCAGGGGCGGGCAGTGAAATTTATATCGAGTCCACCGCCAACGGGGTAGGGAATAGATACCACAAAATGTGGGTGGATGCGGAGATGGGGAAGAGCGATTACATACCCGTCTTCCTGGGCTGGTATTTGCAGAACGAGTACAGGAAACCCTTTGCAAAGCCGCTGGAACTTACCAGCGATGAAGAAACCTGGAAAAAGCTGTATAACCTGGACGACGAGCAAATAAATTTCAGGCGCTCCAAAGTTTCTGAAATGGGCTCGGATTTATTCAAGCAGGAATACCCGTTTAACCCGACAGAAGCTTTTTTAAGTTCCGGACGGCTGGCCTTTTCAAACGAGCATTTAACAGCAGCCTTGCAAGAAACTTGGTCTCCGAAACTCCGCATGTCGCTTGAACACGATAAATGGATAGAACGAAAGGATGGGGAGCTAAGGGTTTGGCAAGAGCCGAAAACTGGGCAGAGATACGTAATCGGCGCCGATGTCGCCGAGGGCATTGCGGGGGGAGACTACAGTAGCGCCGATGTGCTAGACATAACTACCGGCCACCAAGTAGCTCACTTCCACGGCCATTGCGCCCCCGATGTTTTCGCTAGGAGCTTAGCGGCTATCGGCAAGAAATACAACGCCGCGCTTATTGCGGTGGAAGCCAACAACCATGGGCTAACAACCTTGACGGCCCTCCGCGATACCTTCAGGTATTCGAACATCTATGTCCAAACCGCCATAGACGACAGGGGCTCTGACAATAAAGAGACGAGAAGGCTCGGATTCAATACTAACCGCCGTACAAAACCCCTCATAATAGACAATTTATCGGCCTTGTACCGTGAGGGGGATACGGGGATAGCCTGCAAAGAAACTGTGTTAGAATGCCAAACGTATGTAGTTTTAGACGATGGCACATACGGAGCTACTCCGGGGTGCCACGACGACAGGGTAATGAGCTACGCGATAGCGTGCTACATAGTAAAACTTCAACCCGCCTACAAAAGAACTCACAAATATTGATTGACAGAAACCACAGTTTCCTGTATAGTTTCCAAAAAAAAAAAAACACGGGATAGTACAAATGTCAAGTAATACCAATGAATGCCTCAAGTCATTAACGGAAGCCATAGTAGAACTATGCGAAATACAAAAGAAACTAGAATCATTAGACTGCAACGTGCCGTATTCCGTACCCATTGGTTTAAAGGGGATCGAGGAAAAATTAGTAAAAGTTATGCTCACAGTAGATATGTAGATGGTATACAATGGGATACCCTAACGGAGCTAATCGCGTGAAGCCAAAAGTAACCAACGAAACAATCAGTATCGACGGCGTGTTGCTAAATGTAAGTTTTTTTTTTTACCCGGGTAGTCCTGCTAAAACCTACGGCCCCCCTGAATTTTGCGACGAGGGTGAACCTCCCGAGGTAGGCATAGAATCCATAACATCAAGTGACAATATTTCAGGGTTACTGGCAGAGTCTAAAAATGTCATAGAAAGAATTGAAAAGCACATAATAGAAAACGCCGGTTCGAACTAGGCACGCAATTTGAGTTAGCAAAAATATAAATTGACAACCGCCAAACTAAGTGGTATAGTGTCAAGAAAAATAATCCGACAAGGTAAAGCCATGATAGACCCAATCAGCACGATAGCGGCTACAACTGCTATTGTAAATGAAACGATAACGCTATTAAACGCGCTTGTTGCGCTACTCGCTAAACTAGGCGTGTTTGCTGCATCAGCTGTTTCGGTAAGCGCTGTGATAGCCAAATATCTCCCGCCTCCGGAACCCGGCTCGAAATGGGCTACGATCTATAAATTCATCAATGCGATGGCACAAAACTCCAGATACGCGGAAAACAAATGAGCATTCAAGAAATAGCACTCACGATAGTTGACGCAATGACCCTTATATCGGTAGTCGCAGTGTCCGCGGGAGCAACGTTCCTGCTCGCATTAACCCTAGCGCATTTTTTACGGTCATGAGTAGCATACCCTTACTTATCGCCTCCCTGATAGTCGTAGCCGCTGTTTTATTAGCAATGGTCTACGCGGCTATGGATGGAAATGGCGATGACACATCCTTTTGGGGCGATTGAGCCCAATTATTACGGACACAGACGGCTAATATGACTTTAGCGAAAGACCTTTACAGGAACGAGGAAGGCGAGGAACCCCGGGTACTCAGGCCGATCTATCATAACCGCTCTGTTGATGACTACCAGGAAGATGGGGGTCTTGCTGACCACTACGACGGCGGCTTAACGCACATGGTACGTGATAATGACTTTTCGCTTCGTTCATATTTGGATGAGTTGGAAGATATTGACGACTCGGGGAACAGCCTCGAATATATACAGCGTATACCTAAACGCAAAAAGCGGGTAGAGTAAAATGGTGGCATATACGTATGATGAAGGAATGACGGTCGCGGATTTAAAGACGCTACTAGCAACCTGGCCGGAAGCCGATGAGTACGGTGATCCCTGTACGGTGTGGATAGGTCATAGTAACGGACTTAGCGACCCGATAACCGGAGCGATGCCTTTGAACCCTCGTGGGAACGAAGAAGGAACGTTGTCTTGGTCAGATTTAATTTTAGAATACGAATAGTATGTTTTACGGAATAGCAGCAAAAGTGGGCGGTATAATCTTAGCAGTAACCCTGATATTCGGATTGGGGTATGCCTCTGCGTGGAAAAATTCGCAAGTACAGATTGGCGCTTTAAATGGCGCGATACAAGCATCAAACGCCATGTCGGCTAAGGTATTGTCCGATAAGCAGAAACAAGTTACGGAGGCCACGCTTGCCGCCTCGAAACTAAACAACGAACTGGACTCAGCCCGTGAAACAGCAATCGCTACTATCAATTCTTACCATGACCAGCTTGCTGCTAGCAGGCTGCGCGACCCCAACAATAAATCCGGTGGTGCTTACGCCGTGCCAAGCGGTTCAGATACCGGAAGCGGTAAAGCAAATGCAGCCGACGGAGCCGACCTTTCAGAAGAACTTACGCGATTACTTCTCGCCGAAAGCGCAAGAGCCGATGCCTGCGCGGTAGATAAAAACCTACTGCTTAACTTCGTAAATAATAATTGCGGGATAGTTAAATGACCACGGCAAAGTATTTAGTCCGGCGGAGGCAGGCGGAAGCAAAGCTACTTGAATCTTAACCGAATAAAGAACAAAACCATAACGCAGAGTTAGGCCAGATTGGAGGCAAGCCCAAAGTTAGTAAAGAACGTTTCACATCAACTAACTTAACATATCAGGCACCCATTATGCCACGCCGTAATAAAAATGTGCAGCCACAAAGAAGTAAAAACCAACCCCGGCGCAATGCACGCCCCGGTAACAAGGGTGGGTATAACGACCGGTATTCGGATGTTCCGGTACAAGATTTTTATGAAGAGGTTCCGCAGGACCTAAGAGAGTTTAAGGTAAAGCCGCTAAGGGCGCTTACAGAAGCCCAAGGGCAATACATAGCGGCAATATCAAGCAAGACTATCGTATTTGGTGCGGGCCCTGCGGGGACTGGAAAATCCTACGTTTCTATAGCGCTGGCCTGCGAGCAATTCATGGCAAAGCAAATAGATAAGATAATTCTGACACGTCCTATGTCGGAGGTTGGCAGAAAGATAGGAGACGTTCCAGGTTTCGTTGAAGACAAGTACGCTCCCTATATTGATCCGGTATTATCTATCTTCTACGAAAGGCTAGGAATATCCCAAACGAAGATGTTCTTAAAGAACCACCGTATCGAGGCAAAGCCTCTTGAGTTAATGCGTGGCGTTACTTTTAAGGACTGCACGGTAATTCTGGACGAAGCTCAAAATACCACGAAAGAACAAATGAAGATGTTCTTGACTCGTATAGGGGACAACTGTAACGTTGTTGTGAATGGAGACATTGAGCAAACGGACTTACGGGGAGTATCAGGCCTGGAAGATGCGGTAAAACTCTTTTACGGCGTGCCCGATGTAGAAATCGTTGAGTTTGATGAAGACGATATTGTACGCAGCGGGATTGTGCGTGCTGTTATCAAAGCTTATAGGAACTAGCCATGAAATTCGCTGACAAAGTTTTGCTAAGCAGCCCTATTGATTACGGGTTATGCTGCGAGGAAGCAGATTTCAGGAAAACTCTTAAGAAGTTAGGATTACCCCTTGAGAAGCAACCTACTTTTTGCGGCCCTAACGCAGGAGCGTCTACGCACTTTTTTGATGGGGCAGAAAGCTCCCGCGACGTAATAATAGTAACGCTTAACGATACATCAGATCGCACCCCTACCGAGATTAACAGTCTTTTAGTGCATGAAGCGGTGCATATTTTTCAGCATATAAAAAGCATTCTAGGAGAAACCTGTACTATAGATGCTGGCTACGAGGTAGAAGCTTATGCAATTCAGCGTATTAGTTATAATCTAATGACGGAATTTGAAGAGTATGAGCTAGAACTTTATGAAAAAGCTCATAAAGCTAAAGCCGATAAGAAAGCGGCTAAGAAAGCGGCTAAGAAAGAAAAAAAGCGGGGTTCCGCATAATGACGGCGGAAGATGATATAACGCTTATCGAACTCGCGCAACAGGCAGGGTTCTCCGACCAGTGGATAGAAGAAGAACTTTTTGATACGGTAGCCATGATGGGAACTATGATCCTTGACAACGATGATGGCAGCACTGGCAATGCAAAAGTCGTTAAGTTTTACACGTCTGACGAAGAATCAGACATTGAAATCGTCGTGAGACGACTTCCCAAGCGGGTACTCCATTAGGTAAAAGGTATGACAAAGCGCAGGGTTATAGTTTATTACTATATGTACCAGGGCATAAAGTTCGGGTCATTGAATAGATATAAAATAAAGCGCATGTCAGAACGGGATAGCGATGGCGAAGTTTATATGGTGGAAGTCGATTGCCCCTCTCTTTTCGGTGGGGTTTTCATGAACGAGGAATGGTTATGACGGATAGGGTTCCGATGCTTAATACGTACATGTCAGAATATGGCGAATTTAATATACCATCCGATATATTTAATAAAAGTTGTGTTGTTAAAGAAACCCGATTTTGGCCCCATATTGAAGTTATTGAGGGAGTAGAATCCCGGCATTTGTGGAATTGGTTACATGATCAAGAAGTAAGCGCTGGAAAAGGTGCAGGGGAGATTACCCATGTCTGATTTAACATTAGACGATATTATAGCCCTGCGGCCACGTAATATTGTGTTAGTAATTTCCGAGAAAATAGGTCAGGAATGGCATTACAGAAGGATGTTAGGCAGGAAGCTTACTAACCATGTGATAACGGATGCTCCTTTACGCGAGGGCGAAGTCAACCAGTTTTTAAAAAAGCCTTCCGCTTTTATTGCTGTATTTACAGCGCTTATGGGTAATTAGGGGGTGGAGAATGAACATCGCTTGGAAAATCGATTTAAGCCAAGAAGAAAACAGCCGTAGCAACATAGAAGCTGTATCAATGCAGCTAATTTCAACTTTTAGAAAAAACCCGTTAACGCAGCCTTACAAGATATCTATAAAATACGCGGGGATCGGGAAGGAAGTGGCTGACCGGCTTTTTAATGCCGGATTGCCAGTTGTACATAAACGCAGTGCCATGTTTCTCTCAAAATAAAATTATGGCCACCTGGTAGCTATAGGGGCTAGGAGCCCTGGGTAGCTATGAAAAGTTCTGTCAGATACGAGATTCCAAAGTACACGGTTTAAAACGCTCTGCCACGGTGCCGGGTTCGATTCCCGGCTGGCCGCCCAATTAATTACTAATTAAATATTTGTTCAGCGTCGTGATGACGCCATAATCCCATCGAGCCGGTACCCCCCACCATGAAAAGTCTTATTGTAGAGCTAGATAAATCCCCTCCTGTAAAAAACGAAGATACCCCGAAAACAACCCATTTTGATGATTTACTCGGTAGTATGCTGCAAGGAAAGTGGCTTCAATGGAGCACCGCCAAACTCAGTCAGGAACAAATTTGGCTAGAAGATTTACGGGCGTTCAACCAGAAAAATGATCCGGGTGAAGAGCAGCTAACGAAGTTCCATTCCCACATTTATATTGGCTTGACCCGGACTAAAGTTACGGGATCATATAACCGGATAGAGGATTTACTGTTCCAATCAAGAAAGCACTGGGGTATCACTCCAACGCCAATCCCGGAATGCGATAAAGGAGAACCTGGCAGTCAAGAATTTATGGACGCCATGCAAAAAAGCGCTGAGCTCATGGAAACTGAAATTTCCGATCAGTTGCTCGATTTAAAGTACGATACAAAACTCAAATCCTGTATTCTGGAAGGTTGTATTTTAGGTACGGGGGTTATTAAAGGCATTATCCCCGGAACCCGAAAACTTGAAAAATGGGGCTTTATCCCCGATCAGGAATCCGGAATAGCCGCGTGGGATTTAGTAAAATCCGAAATACCCTATCCGGAAATGTCAGCCCCTTCCGTATTTAACATTTTCCCAGACCCTTACGCGAATAGCGTAGAGGACATGAGTGGTGTTTTTGAGCGCCACACAATTAACCGCGCGCAATTTAGCGAATTGAAAGACGATCCGAATTTTGATGACGCTAAGATAAACGAAATACTAGAGCAATCCGAATCCGGTAATCACGTAAATCTGTACCATGAAACCGAACGCCGTAATATTGCCAATACGATCACTACCGCAAACGACGGAGCCGACAAATATGACTTGTTAGAATACTGGGGGCAAGTTAGCGGGAGAATGCTATCCTATGCGGGCGTAGAAGATGCAGAGGTCTACGAAACGTATTGGGCTAATGTGTGGGTATGCTCGGGTAAAACTTTACTGGCCCGCGTTATGCCGATGAAGCGTCAACGCATACCCTACAATTTTTTCATCTATAGCCGCCAACCGCATCAGTTCTGGGGCTGCGGGCCCGGGCGCATGATGCGCAACTCGCAAAAAATGATAAACGGAAGTACCCGTCTTTTACTCGACGGTATGGCATTAGCCGCTATTCCTATGAGTGAAACAAACGTCGATATGCTCCAGGACGGGCAAGACCCAACAATTATGAAACCGGGTCAAAACTGGCTACGCGACCATGGAGATCCCACAGTCCCCGCCGTGCGGTTCTTTCAGCCTAACATACCCACAGGTGCATTGATTCAGCTCACCGAGATGTGCAAGCAACTCGCTTCGGAAGAAAGCAACATTCCCGCCTTTTCCTATGGGCAGACCTCGGACGAAATTAATAAGACTAGCAGCGGGATGTCCATGCAGTTGAACGCCGCAAGCAGCCCGATAAAAGCTGTTGTAAAAAGTCTTGAGGATCAAGTTATTAAGCCCGTTATTACGTCACTTTATGATTGGAATATGGAATGGAACGCCAATTCTGAAATCAAGGGGGATCACGAGATACAGGTTTTAGGGAGCGGGCAATTAATCGCGAAGGAGCAGAAAGCGCAGGCGCTCATGCAGTTTGCGAATATCACTCAGAATCCATTAGACTTGAACTTTGTAGACCGGAAATATCTGCTAGAACAAATCGTTAACAGCATGGAGCTGGACGTTAAGAAGATATTCCCTGACCAGTTACCGCCGCAACAAACACCACCACCGCCTACTCCGTCACCCACTGAAATCGCAAAGGCGGATTTGATCCAGGCGCAAATGCGTAAAGAACTTGAATTGACCAAGAAGGCCATCGCGGAAACCGCGAACGTCAACATCAATAGCCAATTCAGTGCCGCACAAACGGCGCAGGTATTGCTAACTAACCCTCAAGCTGAACAGGGATCACTAACGAATCCGCAAGATGGGCAAGAATTTCCGACTAATCGTCAAATGGTAACTACGGCGGATGCCCTATTGATATCCGCCGGATATCAGGATGCCGACGGCAATGGAACTATGGCTCCTCCTATGCCCGCACAGGGCCAGGAGCTAAACGCCCAAGTTCCTCAAAACACGCACCCTAATTTCCCGGCGTCACCGGAAACGGGTATGCAAGCCATGCAAGGCCCCATGCCCTCAAACAATGTCCCAAAAGAGATGAAAGCACCCGATTTAGGGGCTTCTCAGGGTATAGAAACGGTACGGCAGGAACCTTTACCCAGTGCTGGCGGAATACCCGGAAGGGCTACGGGGGGTCAGGTGACTGCGGGGGAGCCTTACGTAGTCGGTGAAAAGGGCCCGGAAATAATAGTCCCCACGGCTGACGCGGTAGTTATACCAAACAATTATTCAGCGGCAATAGCCAATACCGATGAAGAAATGATTCGGGATGATATGACCAGAAAAGCGGTAGGGTTCTACGGTAATATAAACGGGTCTAGCCGTTCGGAGGAACCTGCGGTAACGGAGTATTCAATAGGCGTAGAGGTTCCGAATAACTACCAGCACATACCGGGTCTGAACCCAAGCGTAGCACCCTTACAATTAGGGGGCCATCAAAAGTATTACGACGCTCCCTCAGTATCGCAAGGTCTTACGAGCGAGCAGTTACGCGAGATAGCCAACAGAGAAGTTACCGACGCGGTTTATGAAGCGGCGGTAAAGGCAGCGGCGGATCGTCAATGGGCTGGAAAACCGGTATTCGCTAAAAATAAAGACGTAGTAACAAAATACCCACGAGGGAAAAAATAGTCATGACACACACAGAAGCAGAACAAATACTCGCGCTATCCAGAAACCCAGGATGGGGAGTCCTTATGAAGCAAGAAGAGGCTAAGCTAGATAAGCTACATAGGGAATTAGAATGGGTCGCCGACGAGAAGGCACTAAGGCTGATGCAGGGGCAGGTAATAGAGATACGGGGCCTTCTGGGGCTGCAAAGCAAAGTAACCGCGCTCATAAACAAGCCATGATAAAAGCACTGAAAATACTTATAAAAGACTATTTAACGGTTATTCATGAGATGGCCCGATCCTACTGGTATTACAATGCTTATGAGCGGCGCACGGGAGCGCTAAAAGTTTGCAGGTACAACCTGTGTGACCCTTACGAAAAGCCCCTTAGAAAGCCGCTAAAAATGAATATTCTTTATTGCGTATTGTGGCCTTTACTTGATTAAAAAATAAATTTGACATTGCAATCAATATGTGTTATATCTAGGGCATGTCGATCGCGCTTTACGCGAGCGAATAGTTGTACCATTGTATTATACAATAGCAACAAATTGACGCGAGGTCAATATCTATCCCACTGACGGAAATCCAATTATGATCGATTATGCGAAAGAGGATTCTGATTTAGACGCTGAGTTATTGGCGCTGTACGCCAAGGACGAAGAAAGTCAACAAGAAGAACCCGAAACGGAATCCCCCGCTGAAGCAGGCACAGAGTCCGAGCAAGAAGAACTACCCGAACAGCAAGCTGCCGAAGAGCCCGCCGAAGAGGCCGGTACCCTTAACGAAGCTGACCCTATAAAAGAAGAGAAAGCCGAAGCAACCGTATCGGAAGAACGCTACAGAAACGCTGTGCTACGCATGGAACAAGCCATGCAAGAGGCGGCGGGTCTTCGTAAAAAAGATGCGGAACGCGATAGCCTATTACGCGATTTACAGGAACAAGTCCAACAACTTCAATCAGTTAAAGCTAAAACGGAAAAAGAGGAAGAAGCTTCTCCGCAAGATACGGAGGACGACTTAGCCGAAGCCAAGGAGCTTTACCCAGAAGTTATAGGCCCTTTACTGAAAAGAATTAATGATCTGCAAAAGAAACTTTCAAAAGTAGATGATTCCGTAAATACGGTAAAAAACGTAGCGGACAGATACCAAAAAAGCGAAGCAAAAACAGCCGAAGAGAAACACTGGGAGCACATTAAAAACGCGCACCCCGATCTTGATGAGGTAGTTAATTCTCCTGAATACGCGGATTGGTTCCCACAACAGGCCCCAATGATACAAGACGCATTGAGAAAGGGAAGCGCACGTGATGTCGTTGCCGCCCTGAATTTATACCGTGCCGAGCACCCTAAAAGTGTACCCGAAGCTCCGGTAAAAGAAGTGCCCGAAGTAGTCAAGCCTGTGAGTAAATTAGCGGAAGCGAAAAAAGCCTCTTCACCAGCCGTAAAAAGCGGCAGCAAGCCAGAAACAAAACCAGCATACACCCAAGCCCAGATTGCCAAGATGAGTCGTGAAGAGTTTAACAAGCATGAAAAATCGATAGAAGAGGCTATGGCCAGGGGTGAAATCCAGTAAAAATACAGGGCACGTCGCGATGACGTCCCGATCCTATAAGGAAGCGCAGCTATGCCAACGTATCAATCCCGAGTTTCAACAACCTTACCAAACGGTAATTTTTTGCCTCAAATATGGAGCAAGAAACTCAACAACAAATATTATGCGCAACTTTGCCTTGACGAGATCACCAACCACGACTGGGAAGGTGAGATCAAAGGGCAAGGTTCAAGCGTACTCATTCGCCAAGTACCAACCATAGACATTTTCGACCATGTAATCGGTCAGGATATGTCCCTCACTGACATTACAGATGATAAAATTGAGCTTTTAATCAACAAGGCAAAATATTTCAACATCGAAGTAAGTGATATAGACGCGGTTCAGTCTAATATCCCTTTAATGAACATGCTTATCGAAAATGCTACAAAAAATCTGAAAACAGCAATCGAAAGAGAAGTCTTTGCCGCCGTTTATGCCGATGCTTCAAATTCAATGTCAACACTGCCGATGGATAAAACTAACGTCCTTGATTGGATCATTGACGCCGGTGCAATTATGGAAGATTGCTTCCTGCCTGCTGATGGCAGATTTATCATTATTCCCCCTAAAGGCGGCGCATATTTACAAAAATCTGACCTGAAAAACGTTAGCTTGACAGGCGATGATTCTTCAGTAATGCGTGAGGGCATGACCAATGGCCGCTTAGGCACTATTGCGGGTATAACCGTTTATATCAACAGCCAATTAGCTAAGTCTGGCACTACATATCAATGTATTGCTGGCCACAAATCCGCGATTGCTTTTGCATCACAGATCAATAAAGTGCGGCACGTACAACCTACCGAACGATGGTCTGAAGCGGTACAATGCTTGAACGTATACGGCTTTAAAACCGTTTTACCATCAGGTTTAATCTCAATGCCAGCGGTTATCGTCTAGTCAACGCTAGATCAACTACGCAGTGCTTTATTTTAAGACAGGACAACTAAAATGGCTTTAACTACACCAATCTCGTTAACACAACGTGGTATCGCGGCTAACTCCGGCGTGACTACCGCACTTTATCAACATGCACAAGTTGCGGCAATTTCCCCCGTTACAGTTGCTCATGGCATCTTTCATGGCCCTGACGCAACTACAGTAAAGGGCGCGGCTATCGCAACAAGCGACGTATTTCAAATCGTTTCTATCCCGGCGGGTTCTTGGGTTCTCGCCGTAGCTGCAAAAGTTATCACTGCTGAAGGTGCAACTTGCACATTCGATATCGGCGATGGCGGTACCGCCGCAGACGGGTATTTCGATGACCTGAACGGTAATACCACAACTGATACAATTTCATTCGACGGTACTACCACTAAGTCTTACATGTCAGGAAAGTATTACGCATCCGCGGATACCATCGACGTAAAATTGGCTTCAGGCACAGCTGCAACAGTAGTATTAGCGGTGTCAGTAGCTTACATTTCAATGAAACAGCAAGTAGTCGTTTAAGAATACTGCTAACAAACCACTGGGCGCTCTTAACAGGGCGCCTTATTTTTAAGTATTCGAGGACAACACAATGGCATATTACGAAACCCTATCCGTCGGGAACCTCTCGGTTGAGGGCGGCGGTAGCGCAGGCGGCACGCGAGTGTCAACCGCAGGCGTAGCCGTAAAACATATAATAACTGGGCCTTTAGTCCAAACCGTATTCACATTAACCAACGTATCTCAGGCCGTTGTCAACGGTACTGAATACCAAAGCACTTTGCTATTTACACTGCCAAAAGGGCGCATTCAAGTTTTGGGCACAGTAGCAACTGTTGCGCAAAAAACTACCAGTGCCCTGGCCACTACATTGAATGCTAGCTCAACAGGCGCTTTAGCTATCGGTTCGGCAGCTGCGACTAACGTATCTTTAACAAGCACAATGGCTAACATGCTTCCATCAACCCCGTTTACGTCGTCAGCTACTGTCAATACAGCGGGCACAGCGGTAAGTGGCGCCTTAGCGGCAACAGCGCACATTGATGGCACAACCACCGCAGTTCCGGTCTACCTCAACACGGCATACGCCACTACAACTGATGTAGACGGAGATGCAACACAAACACTGACGGGCACCGTTAAAATTACCTGGATTAATCTGGGTACTTACTAGAAAACCTTACTTGAATAGCGGGACGTGCAATGCGGCTCGCTATTCAGTCAAATTTTTAACTACGGACAAAAAGCAATGACGGATATTAAAGATTTAGATAAAGACCAGCTTGCCGCGTTCGCTATGAGCGAATTTAAAGTAGAGCTGGACATGCGTAAAAATATCGGCATGTTAAGGGCTGAACTTGTCAAACTTCAAAGCAAGTCTAAAGTGAGCGTTGCGGATAAAGAGCCCGTTGCGGCTGCTATGCCTACCCATATATTAAACAGGGAGACAGGACTATGGTTCCCATGGACTGAAGCCTTGAATAAGCATTTAACCAATGCTATCCCTTGTGATGAAAACGGAAACAGGGTGTAAAAAATGACTATTGCGGCGCTAATCGCGGAAGCGCGTAGAGATTTTCTTGATGATTATATTGAGCCCTATAGATGGTCAGACACGCAGCTAACACGTTTTGCCTTAGAAGCGGTGACGGAAGCGTGCAACAGGACAGAACTGATCCACAAAAGCAAAACGATTCATGTTTTAGCTGGTACCGCCCAATATACAATCGACCCCTACACTCAGAAAATTTTCTATGCTAACTTAGCGTTAGCATCAACGGCCCTAAGCCAGACAACGGCAGCAGCGCAAGATGTTATATACGGACGCGCCTGGAGAAATGCAGCGGGTACGCCAAGGAGTTATATCCGCGAGGGAAGAACGTTTACTTTATTCCCCAAGCCCCTCGTTAACGATACATTAACGTATAATTGCACATCCCTCCCCGATACTACTTTTGATATTGACGAGGACATAGAAGCGGCGGATCAAAAAGGCTTCTTATACTGGATTGCATATAAGGCTTTTTTGTTCCCAGACCCGGAAACTTACAACAGGCTAACGGCTATGGATTATCTCGCGATGTTTAACTCCGTTTACGGAGATCCCAAGTCGACTAAATATCTGCACGCTACCCAAAACAACCCGATGTATGGGGTTCTGATTGGCGGGAGAATGTGCTAGTGGATATACAAATGCTGATTAATATAGCGATGGCTTTAACTGGAGCGATGGGTGGCGCTATCATAAAAGCGCTGTGGGATGGATTAACAGAACTTAGGATATCAGACAAACTGCTAGTAGACAGGGTGCATGGAATAGAAACGCTAGTCGCTGGAACCTATATAAAAAGAGATGAGTTTAACAGGGGTATGGACTTGCTGTCTGATAAACTCGACAACATAAACAATAATCTAAATATTCGATTTGACGGCATTAATGCTAAGCTCGAATCAAAGATGGATCGTGGGGATTGCCGGGAAATGCACGCTCGATACAACGAAGGTTTGTCAGAGCGAAGACAAAGCTAACAGAATTTAACTCATACTCTACTGACGCAAATTGCGTTAATAAACAGGATAACAAGCTCATGGCATACTTAGAAGCCCGAAAATCAACCGTCACCCCCTCAGTAAGTGGGACAACGTTTTCCGTTGCAGGGAACGAAGCAACGGGCGCGGTATATGTAGAAACTAAAAACAGCACCGTCCCTTCTTCCGTATCGTTCACAAGGACTAACGATACCGCGGCTTACGCGGCGGGGGACGTTATTGGAAGTGCTACTGGTTCTACGGCAGCGCTCCAGTTTTCGCAAATAGGCGCCGCTGGGAAAGTCGTACGAATCACGGGTACTCGCCTAGAGATAGATGTAAATGCCATCCCTACGGGCATGACGGCTTTCCGGTTGCATCTCTACAACGCAACGCCGCCGTCTGCATTAGGGGATAACGCGGCGTGGACGCTTCCTTCCGGGGACAGGGCTTCTTATCTGGGCTATGTTGATTTAGGGTCGCCCTCAAGCCAAGGCGGGACGCTATATGCTCAAAATACAGGGCTGGATGTTGACATTGTGCTGGGATCGACCACGAGCTTGTACGGTTATTTAACTACGATAGGCGCATATACACCAACGGCCTCTGTGGTAAAGGTTATTACGCTTTATGCGATGGGAATGTAATCATGTTTGCAAACAAAAAAACCTCCTTGATGAATGGAAATACCGCAGCGACTATTGATTTACCCTTCTACAAAAACCCTGCAATCCCCGGGTATTTAACGTGCTCACGCAGCACCGTAGGCACTGTAGTAGATTTTGAGGGCCGTATTCAGGATGGGTACGCGAATGAAGTACGCTTTCCTGGTGCCCGCAGAGTAGATAATTTATTTACCAATACCGCTACTTTATCCGTGGGGGGAAACAAAAACATTACGGTGCCCGCGGGCACGTATGTATTTTCCATGGGGGCCGGAGCTAGTTCCGGCGTAGTTACATTTAGCGGAACCAGCGGAGCTACTGGAACGTTAACCCAAAACTCGGCTAAAAGAACTTCTAAAGCGTTTACGCTGTCTGCGGGTACTTTTATCGTAACGGCTTCCGTCGCGGGAATAACTAATCTGCAGATAGAAAACACCACTGGACAAACCAACCAAAATCCGTCCGAATACGTTTCCGTGGGCGCGTTATCTTATCCGTACCATGGCGCGGGTGTAAGTAGTGTACAGTACTTTGCTACCACGAATGCGAACACCGTCACCGGCAACCTGGTTACGGAAGCAGTAGGGGTTCCCTTGGCGGGAATAACGCTATTACAAGAAGAAGCACGTACGAACCAAATTTTATATTCTAATAACATTGTAACTACCGCGGCGCAGTTTACCTCTACCCCGGTTCTCACGCGCAATCAAGTAGCCCCAGATGGAAATACCACTGCAACGCTGGTTACGGGTTCTGGAACGTCAGCCGCGCAGCGTATAATACAGACGGCATTAGCGCAAACTGCAAATACGGTAACGACTGCCAGCATTTACCTAAAAGCAGGGACTTCGCGTTACGTGGGCATACAGCTTTATAACGCGGCGGGTACAGTCAATGCCGTCGTTGACACAACGACATGGACGTTCAGTAACACGGCCAATATCTCGGGAACTGGCGGGTACGTAGGAAGATCGATAATGCCATCCATAAACGGCTATTATCGAGTAACGTTAACGGGTACGGTACCCGGCACCACGGTTCTTTTCAGGGTAGCACTTACCAATAACAGCAACGACCCGTTTCCTACCTATTCAACTACAGAAACCTCGATAGTATGGGGTATGCAACACGAGTTTGCAGCCAACGCTTCGTCTTATATTCGTACAAATACCGCGGCGGTAACGCGAGCTGCGGATTATGCCAGCTTCACGGGTACTGGATTATCCTCCTGGTATAATAACACACAGGGTACTTTTCTTGTTTCCGCGAGCGGAGCAGAGTTTAAAACGCCGAGTGATTTAGGGGCTATGCCCCTAACTTCCCCTACAGCAACACGCTATTTGCTAGGCTATAATAATTCCTCTAAAAGCGGAAGCACTTATAGATACACTCAGGGCGCGGTTCGCACCCCTACGGAATATACAGGAGTTTCAGTACCCTCAACCCTTTATTTGTCGGGGGCGGGCGTTGTTAATATTAAAAAAATAGCCTATTACCCTAAGCTATTAAATTCTCAAAAACTGGAAAGGCTATTGGAAACGGAGGAAGCCGCTCTCATCGTTCCGGTAGTTGAGGCTTATCCCGACCTAATCGTAACCGGCGTAACTTACGACAACGGTAATTTTATAGCGACTATAAAGAACCAAGGCACGGCCCCAACGCCCGCTACCTCTATCGTCGTCGGGTTTTCGGTTAACGGAATACCTAAGGTGTACGGAAGGGTAGCTGGCCCGTTAGGCATAGGCGCGGCCTCCAGCGTTACGGGGGAATTATCGTATATATTGCCCCCCGGCGAGAACAACTTGTCAGCCGCCTCATATCTCGTAATGGCGGAAGTAGACCCTGATCTTAGTATATTTGAGGGGGTTGAAGGCAACAATACCTTTACACAGACTGTAACTATAGACCCGCCCCCATTACCGGATGTTATCGTTACAGGTATTTCTTATAACTCTGGCATACTCACCGCATCGGTAAAAAATCAAGGTACCGCCGCGGTGCCCGCTGTAGCGATAGACGTTGACTTCAAGTTAAATGGCTTGACAATAGCTTCGGGAACCGCTTCGGGCCCTTTAGCCATAGATGCTTCAGTCCCAGCTAGCAATTTATATAACTTTATTGATAAGCCTGGATTGCTAGCAATTAATACGGAGATTCCGTCCGCGCATGAGGGCGCTCCTAAAGGCGTTCCAGCGGGTTATGATTGGTACTCAACATCTAAGATGGGGTT